CGTCTAGCACATAGTTAACAAAGTCATACAGCTTGCTAGGCAAGGTTAACAATGCAGCTTTAAACCTGTCGCACAAAGTTGACGACGAGGTTAGTACTAGGTTTGAAAAATCACTTGGTTTACTTGGTGATGGCATAGTGCTTGTTATTACCAGTTATGTCGACACGCCCAATAGCGTGGAGTAGTGGGGTCTTTGGCCGTTGAACAATTATGTCTGGCCTTAAAATTAGCTCTTCGTTTTTCATTCTTATGTTTTAGAAAGTCGCTGTATCCAACAGCCCCAAAGTGAACCACGCGAATCTTTCCCTTCTTATCTCTTACAAAGACAGTGTACTTCTTTTTAGCAGGAGTAACTCCCTTGATCTTTCTTGGTCGGCGCAGTGTTACTTTCCTGCCCCTCCACTCCGCTTGCTGTCCTTTTCCTTTAGTCGCCACTTTCTATCTCATGCTCCAAATTAACAATAACCCTGAGTGCATCCTTAACGAAAAGGCGCGACTCAGGGCTTGCGTTTACTGCGTCTTTAAATCCTTTAGGATGTACCTCGATCAGAGTCTTCGACGAGTTCAGTTTCCTCGTCACGCACCCGCTCATGGGGATGACAGATAGCATCAGCGATAGCCGAATCAATGTAGTCCATTTTGTCTTCACGCCTTCTCTGTGCTTCTGATTTTCTAATTACATCCTCTAGCTGATCAGCCAGACTTCGCAGGGCTGGTATAGCCCTAAGTATGGCTAACAGAATGCTCACTCAGCAGAACTAGCTTTGGCTGCTTCCTCGCTTTTCTTAACTCCATGACGAAGAAATATTGCAAGAAGACTTGTCACCCCGATGTTCAGGGCAGCACTAAGCTCGATCTCCCCAGAAAGGTAGGCTCCAGCCGCAGATAAAATTGCCGCGACTCCTGTCATAACTGTTTTTGACTTAAACATTTTACTCTTTGTTTTTTATTAACCTAACCAACTTGATACAGACATAAGCAAGCATGACACAACTAATAGCCAGCTTAACCCCTATATCAATATGCTCTACAAAATGATTGCCCACCCCCAGAACACTTGCTCCTATTATCTTTATGTCGTCGAAACTCATTGTTCATTTCTAGTTCTGGAAGTGTAGGCACGCTGCCTATTCAGTGGCAGTTTCTTCAGGCATCGCGATGTTTGCACCGCAATCGTTTTTGCAGTCTTTTTCTACTGACTGCAAAAACTCCGCTAATGATTGAGCGGCCTGCTGGATGGCTTGATGATCTCTAGCTGGTAGTGATGCCATCTGTGACGCGTTAAACAATACTTGCAACTGTTGTTGCGCCTCTTGGAACTTATTTTTTTCGTCCATACGCGTGGATATTTTATATAAAAGCTACTGCTAGTACAAGTATACTATGCTGCTACCTGTTATACTATTTTTTACACTCACCCTTGCAAGTATCCTCAAAGCAGTCTTTGTTCGTACACATTAGACCTTCTTTCTCTTGGTGTTCTTTCTTTTGGTGTTCGCAACCCTCCTTGGCTTGCCCGCTGGCTGACCAAGACGCTTCTTCTCCCCTATCTTCTTCTTCTTCTCAGAAGCCGACATCTCCCCGCTAGTCTTCGGGGTAGAAGCATTCACGCGCTTAGACGGGCGGCAGTATGGAGTTCCGCGCTTCTCGCCCTTCTTCCTTCCACAAGGCTTCCCAGTTCGTACATCGACCCACTTCTCCAAGTGCCAGCGGCGCAGACCACCAGAGTAAGCCATTACGACCACCTACCTCCCTTTTCCTTATACCACTTAGCGGCATAAGAGTTAGAGTAAGCTGAAGGGTGAATCTTGTACTTCTTCTTAGCCTCGGACTGCGCCCTTGACCAAAGAGAAGGATTACTCGGCTTCGGCTTCTTCTGAGCTTTCTTCTTCGCCGCCATCAGATGACTCCTCCGCTGTAGCTTCTTCCTCCACCGCTGGAGCCTCCTCGGTTTCTTCCTCGCTAGACTCCTCCGATGGGGCTTCCTCACTCTCCTCATCTGGGAGGTTCTCGTAGCCGTCACCGATTGTCATGCTTGCGAAGTCAGGCTTAACCCTGTCCTCTGGCGCAGCAACAGGAGCCGTTAGCTGATTGGCGATCCGAGTCTGCAATTCCAGATACCAGCCTTGCGAGCCAAGCACTCCTTCAATGAATGCCTCTGCCCCTGCCTCAAACTCTTCAAGGTCTTGGCATGGTACACTTATACGCTCATCCTTGTAGGCAGATTTGCCCGATTCTTGATCCGTGGCTGTTATGCCTAGAATCACACTACAGACCTTAGTTGGAGTTGGGTCAGCCGACTCACAACTTACGTCCCATCTTGTTACATCGTATTTAATGTTAGCCATAATTATTTATCTCTCGTCATAGGCATTAGCAAAGGGCCGCGCCAATTAGCTGGCACAACTAAGTCCTCTGTCTTGCTGCCAAAATCAAAAATACTTTTCTCTTCTTGTGATGGGTGGGCTGGAAAATACTCTACGTCCAGCCCCCCGAAATCCACTTCAAGGCTTTTGATATTCTGACACCCACTCCCCACCCAAATGGTGAATATGCTGAGTGCGATTATTGTTATCCATCGTTTCATTTTCTTGTCCTTGGTCTTCCTCGTTTTGGTTTATCTACAATCTCTACCTTTTGTGGCTCAGGGGCTACGGGTATTTCCATCGTCCCTACAAACTGAGGATCGCCGCCTTTAGGAAGATATGGTTCACCACCATTTTTGGGCAGCGATTTTTCTACCACTAGGTCTTTCAGTTTCTCGTTGGGTACGACCATCTTGGTTCTCCTGTCACTCATGTATAGCGTGGTTGACCTTATCCCAACGCGAACTATCCGCGCCTGTCTTCCACTAATGTAGAGAACCTCGTCTGCTCGCCAATGCGATCCAAAGCAAACGCCAATACCCGCCACTAGATTCATCACCGTGTCCTTGAGGAACAGCATCACCACGGCGGCTACCAGCAGCCATGCGTATTCCCCGACAAGGTTCTTGGCCACGCCCTCCATGACCTCCTTGTTTGCTAGTTGCTCTACTAAATTCGTTTCCATTAGTTAGTATGAGATATGTCGTAGACTGATATTGTCCCTCCAGATAATGTTCCCGACCCTGCCTCAAATTTAAGTCTTGTGATGTCTATGTCTGCCGAATCATCAACAGAGAACATTCCAGAAGAAGTCACCTCACTAAACATAGGGGTGGTTACAGAAGTGTTATTAGGTGTGCCGGGATGATGGCCACTTTCAAACCAAGCATCCCTGTTTGTTGATTTGCAAGTAAAGTTACAAGAAGCCCTAGAGTCTGCAAACGTGGCCTCCCCTAAAGACTGCAAACCATAAAGGTTCATTTCAAAATTCATCGCTTGGTATTCATCATTATATAGATTACCTATCCTCCAGAATGTGTTCCATCTCGGATTAGTATTAGTATAATCAAATTTATGATTCCTGAATGACTTTAAATATGGATCACCAACATCATCAACCCCGTCAGCAGCCCAATCGGTATACTGAAAATTTGATGTGCTGGTATCCCCTGTGTCAGTATCATTGTAATTTGGGTACTGCATCATCATATGCCACTTGTAATCTGAAGCAGTTAAATAGGCAGATGAAGTCCCTAAAGTTACTTTAAGAAATTGAGGATCACCTCCCGAACCTGCGCTGAATTGATTAGACGAAGCGTATATCCCTGTGCCTATTATTTTATAAGCAGGGAAAGAGGAGCTAATTCCTCCTGTCACCTCAATGACCCCACTAGATGCGCTTGCAGTACCTCTCCTTGTGATAGCCATGCCAGTAGGCGAATTAGATGAGGAAGCTACTTTCCACTCTAAGTCACCGTTTGCATCCGTGCCTAAATAGCGAGACGAAGTTGTATTTCCGTTTATTGCTATCTTAGAGTTACGAAAATCTATCCCTGCGAAATGTTTTTTTCCTGCCATTCTAAATTCCTATAACCACTACTTTATAGTTCGTCCCAACAGCAGGGGCAGTAGCGAAACTAACCATGCAATATCTGGTTTTTGTTGAAGCGTTTGAATTTTCAGTACCCATAGAAGTTACGCCTGTCACCGTAGTACCAGTTGGTGATCCGCAGTCAGAAATGTTTGCACCTGTCTGCCCCTCAGTCCATGAACCCGTTCTAACCGCACACTCCACGACCTCTTGATTGCCAGAGTTTTCAATGACCGAAACGTGAATAAACTGTGTGCCTAAATTGTGGTCTATTCTAAAACTGGTAAACGCTTTCCCCGTGGGCTGTATAAAATTGGTAGTAAAACCCCGTGCGACTTGTTTGAGGTTAGTGCTGGAACCAGAGGTTGCTGTAACTGATCTGTCGCCATTTACTTGAAGACTTGTTCCTCCCGACCTTGTGCCGTTACTTACAGAACCAGAATTAAATCTAAATCCGTTATAGTGAGAATAAAAAAGTAAGTCATCAGAATCACGTTCTATATATCGGTTGCTGTCGTAGAAATCAATGCGATTCAGTTTACCCTTGCCAGTTTCACCTACGTCTAGGTCATACGCTGAACTACCTCCACCCGTTCCAATATCCAACCTACCAAAGTGGGTTCGCCCTACCTTCGTTGCGCCAGTAATAGTTCCGTCATTATTGTTGGTAGTAGTGTCGTACCATTTTTTACCATTGCCAGATGTTCCGTTGTCTCTGGTTTCCCCAATAGACTGAGGCGTGTACGCTGCGACTTCACCGATCTGTACTACTTCTACATTATCCCAATAAGCAGTACCCGTGTCATTGGCATTATCACCAACACACCAACTAGCGTAGAGCGTCCCATTATATGTATCCGTTGCCGTCCATTCTGCGCTTACGTAATTCCATTGGTTAGCAGTTATATAAGATACTTTTATGTTGGAAAACGTAGAACCACTATCTGTGTCTGCAATTTGATTTTCGCCCGATCCCGGCCAAGTAGCCGTGTCTTGAATCAGCAACCTAGCGTTGCCCATGTCTGAGGTTGGGTAGTAATAACCCGATACCCTGTAAGTTTTACCCGCTTCTGCAATGAATGCTTTAGCTAGTTTCCCAGACGAACCTCCTGTGTCTACAAGTTTTGCGCTATATGTTCCGCTATGCGCTACGGTATTAGACTGAGTTAATGTAGCTCCGTAAGCTGTTCCCAGATCACTAGCGTCCTCCATGTCGCCGCCAGTAACCAAATTAACACCAGCATCCGCATACTTCCAAGGCGCACTCTCCCCATTATAAAGACCCTTAATTTCATCGGGTTCCATCGCACGGTTATGAATCCGAACGTCTTTTATTTCTCCGTTAAAGAATTGATCTTGATTATTATCTTTACGGCAGCCAATAGCTGTTCCCGTGTAATCTCCTGTGCCAGTATCAATAATACCTCCTGTTTGAGCGTCAGACCCTACCTCTGTTCCATTGAGGTATAATTTCAGATTTACACCGTTATAAGTTAATACCACATGATACCATTTCCCAACAACAAACCCTGTAGTGCTATGAGCGGACTCAAAACCAACACCTCCAGCCGAAGTTCTGACGTAAGCATCAATGGAATTAGGATCAACAGAAAGACTAACTCTGTAGCTGTTCGGATTATTTGGCCGATTGTCGTAAAAAAATCTACCATACGAACTTATATCGCTGGCATTGAACCAAACAGAAACCGAAAAGTTACTAACCCCTCCAAAATCAAATGATCCAGTAATGTCCACATAATCATCACTCCCATCAAACCGCAAACTCGGTTCCGAAGATCGCCATGAGTCGTTGAGCGTCTGGCTGTTTACTATGCGGTTGGACTTGTGGTCTTGAGTGCCATCATAGTCCCATGAATGAACAGAGTCACCCAATACTGCTGCGGCATTATCGGCAGCCCCATCGTTAATGATGTGCAACTTTCCCCTAGCGTAAGAACCATCTGTTCGCTCAAATGCAACTCCAGTTTTTCTATAATTTTGAGAAGTTGTTTGTCCGTACCCGATATGCAAGCCAAGCCAATCGCCCGTGTCAAAGTCGGAGTTAAACGAACCATACCACCCGTCTGAGTGAGATGCATCGGGCTTGCGAGCTTCAAATAAAACTTGCGGTGAAGTGCTGCCAATTCCCCAATAACCTTCTCTAGTAATTACCCCAGCATCAACATCACCACCATTACGGGTTATAAATGAAATGCCAGCGTTGGTAGCGTTTTTACTAGCTCCAATTCTAAAGTGATTGTGTGCGCCGGGTTGCGCTGGAGATGAGTCTATATTGTTCCAGCCTAAAAAGCCTTTAGAACCATTTTCATCCCCAAAGCGCATAGTGTCCTCAAACACACTCCCACCGTGGCATAATATAGAATAAGCCCCAGCAGCAGCAACACCCCCAACGCCGAGCTTGCCTGTGACCTTTACATCGCCACCCGCAGTAGACAGGGCTTCAGTAGCGTTGGTGAACAATGTAACGCCAGAACCGCCAGCAAGTTTAAGTGTTCCGCTGGCTATATCACCGTTGTTCTTTAGCTGAATCGCAACTCCACTATTTCCGTTTCGGTCAATATTAAGTTCACCGCCAGAAGCAGTTTGAACCTCAAGCGATCCGTCTACTGTTGTCGCTGTCCCATCCTGCTTAATATTATTCCAGTAGCTATTACCCTGCGACAGAGTGGCGTTGTTGACCGTGCCATCATAAAAGCCAAGTAGTGCTTCGTTTCTCCATTTAGTGCTGGAGGCAGATTGAGGGGTAAAATCTACGAGGGTTCCGACTTCTGTTAGGGAAACATTGTCTAGCACCAAAGTGGTCATGTCGTTCCGACCACCAAAAGCTAAATAGCCGTCCGATGCTTGGCTACTACTTGCGACAAAAAATGTTCTAACAGTCGTACCGTCAGCGACTACAGCATTACTTAAAATGTTAGAGCTTACTTGTGATGGCCCAGTTTTATTTGTCGCATCAATTGTTCCAACTCTAATATACGAATTAGCATTGGTGTCTACCATGTCAAAGGTTAACAAATAATGCTTTCCTTCGGTGATGCTGATAGGGGCGTATGCCGCTCCATAATTGCTACCAGAACTGGTTACGGTTAACTGACCATTGTTTTGAGTTAACGTAGCATCGGTTGATCCTGCCCATTCTGAACCTATTGAGTCTGAGAAATCACCGTTAGCAATTAGCTCAACATTAAGATTCTTTTTAGGATTCTCACCAGAATATAGTTTGCGAATCTCTCCAGCGGTGAGTGCGGAGGGGAAGATTTTTACGTCTCGGATTTGGCCGTCAAAATGAGTTGTGCCGTTAGTTCCAATTTGTATTCCAGAGGAGTTTGCAAAGTTGCTCGTCCAGTCTGTGCCTCCAACAAAGTCTTCAAAAGCACCACCGTTAAGACTCAATCGGATTTTGTCGTTAGTGCGGTCAATTACTACAACCACATAATTCCATTGGTTAGTAGTTATTGCTGAAAAATCACCACTTGTGTCTTTAGCGTTCCCAGCGGCATCTTTTGCATAAACCCTAATTTTATTACTACTGCCAGCAGAAATCATCCATTCGCCGTTACCAGTAGAACCTTTAGTTATTATCCTGTCGTTGTTACTAAATGTGTTAGCGTTCAACCACAAAGCGACAGTAAAATCTTCAAAGTCAAATACGTCATCGTCCGCAATAGTTATTTTATCGCCTGTCCCATCAAAATCATAGCAAGCCCCATCTTGCAATCCAGCGACTGTTGCGCTGTTAACGATGGAGTTGGATTTGTGGTCTTGAGTGCCGTCACTTGCTATTTCTAGCTTTGTGGTCGCAGAATTTAAGTCTGCTGACGTTTTAAATGTTAGCTTGCAGGGAGAATTATTCCACGCTTCTCGCACCGCATTTATAGATGCTTGATGCCTAGCACTAGTCCCAGTTTGTTCATCACCAAATATAATTGACTGAATGTTAGTGGAAAAGTTACTGCTAGTTTGCGCTGTGTTAGTTAACTGTATATTGCCGTCTACTTGTAATTTTTGTGCCGCCGCTGTTCCGCCAATCGCCCAATTTCCGTCAGCCGAAACAACCCCTGCGCTTACATCGCCCGAACTATTGCGAGTTTTAAAAAGTAAGCCACCAAGCATAGTTTGTGATCCTGCGATTACAAGGTGTGCGTGTGCGCTGCCTACTCCGCTGTCAAAGTCGCCAGACCAACTAATTAGCCCACGTTGCCCATCATGCGTTCCTATAAATATGCTGTTCTCAAATTCGGAAGTGCCAGCGACTCTTAATTGGCAAGATGAAGCAGTACCCCCAACGCCGAGCTTTTGATGTGCAGTTATATCCCCGTTATTCTCAACAGTTAAACCATTAGTCCATGTAATAGCCGAGTCAGCATTTCCGCTAGATTTGACCTTGAAATTATGTTTGCCTCCTACTTGATTATATACGCTCGCTTCATCGGTGTTTATGTGCGCCCAACTACCACTAGAATTAATGTATGCGTTTTGGGCTATATCAAAGTGTCCTCCCGCCCCTTGAGAAGCTGTGGCGTTTAGCGAACCATTACCACCAATCTGAAGTGCTGTTCTGCTAGTCTGCCAATCCTCAAGGCCAACGCCAATGGACACGTTCCTCTCAGACTGCTTTATATTGTTCCAATAGCTATTACCCTGCGACAGAGTAGCGTTGTTTACCGTGCCATGATATAGCGAAGGGATAGCCTCGTTTCTCCATTTGGACGATGAAGCTGATTGAGGGGTGAAATCTACGAGGGTAGTAATCTTGGTCAGACTAATTGCGCCTGTGCTGTACGAAGCTGCCTGTCCGTTCAGCGATCTAAATTGCAAATAAGCATTAGTGTCTGTTGTAGTTACTGTTAAAACAATGTTGTTAGTTCCCGCTGCCGAAACAACTGTGTTAGAGCGTTCAGTTGCCCAGCCAGAGTTACTGCTCGCAATAGAGACAGTCGGAGCGGTTCCGCTTGTTAACGTAAGGTCAAACGACACTAAATAAACATCGCCGCTTGCTACAGAAATAGAATTACTGACTGCACCTTCGCTTCCTGTTGAGTCGGCTTGTACACTTAAGCCTAAGCCACTAGCCGTTGTTCCAAAATTGTCGTAGCCGTTAGAAGACCCGTTAGCCCATGAGGTAATCAACTCAACATTCAGATTCTTTTTAGGATTCTCGCCGCTATATAGTTTGCGAATGTCGGCAGCGTCTAGTGCGGAGGGGAAGATTTTAACGTCTCTTATTTGGCCGTCCCAATGTGAAGAAGTCTGTGTTGCTCTACCTATGTAAGCAGTTCCAGCATCTCCATCTGGTTCCATTACCGCTAACCCTGTGTTGTCACTTTTAGAAGCCTCACTAACTCCGTTTACATACAGTTCTTGTGTAGCATTTGAACTTCCCGATTTGTTCCATGTGTAAACAACGTGATACCATTTGCCTGTTGATATTGCAGTTGTTCCGATTAATTCTCGCTCTGCGTCAGTACCGTGGTTAGCTTTTACCGTGTTGTCTATATATGTGTATGCCGTAAATTTATTATTTTCATCATGCGCCAGAGCGAAATAAACATCACCCTTGCTGATAATAGTGTGATTTTGATGGATTGTGGTACTGTTGTTTAAACTGTCTGCTTTAACCCATGCCGATATAGTTCCAGATGTAGAAGCTAAAAGAGATGTTCCAAGATTAATATTACTACTACTCCCATCAAAGTCATAGCAAGCACCTCCATCTTGGAGTCCAGCGACCGTAGCGGAGTTTACTATAGAGTTGGATTTGTGATCTTGAGTGCCGTTACTTTTAATGCGGAATGCTTCAGTACCTCCAGAACCAGCGGTTAAAAAGAGGTCATCGCTTTCTGCTCCAATTACAACAGAACCAACCCCAGTAGTCCCACTATCTACCAACGAAACTTGAGCTTTAGCATCACTTGAACGGGCAACTATAGCTGTATTAGTAGTTCCGCCTTGAACGTCAAGAGCGTTTGACGCTGATGCCTGACCAATCGCCACGTTGCCGCCGTTAAAGTACGAGGTTCCAGACGAATCTAATCGTACATGATTTGAAGCATCAGCATCTTGCCTCAAGAACAGTATTCCATGACCAGCACTTGTTTGACTGACTATTAAACTCTTGTTGCCGTTGTCATTCTCAACAACCAAAGGCCAATGAGAACTGTCGTTTTCGTTTCGGATTCTTAAAACAGCATCAGTTCCTGCAATAACTCCGTTTATACCAACTCCACCCTCAAACTTTGCTGACAGATCAGAGTGCAGAGTTAACGCTTTATTGTCTCCGTTAACTGAAAACTCCATCCGTTCATCGGTGGCTACTGAGTTAGTTTCGGCATGGTCATATTTAATTCCACCACGGTCATTGTCGTTCTTGTCTCCAAAAAATATTATGCCCTTCTTATCCGCTGGAGTAATAATTGACAGTCCCCCGTGATCGTTGTTCGCTATAACCAGATCATCGGCGGCAGAGTTGACTGAAAGGTTTGCGGAGGTGGAGAGGGTGTCTTCTACAACAGATACGTTGTCAATTGAGCCGTTAAAACTAGCATTCGCTTGGATGTGAAAATTACCACTAGACGTTGTGACAAACTCCTCTGTGTACGTTCCGTTGCCGCTGCGATAAGTCCCGCCATCAGAACTGCCAAAAACAAACCTAACTAATCCAGCCGTGTATCCGCTAATTTCATAGGTAATTCGGTATCGCACCCCTGCTGAAGAGCCAATGTTTTGGCTTAACTTACGGCTACCGGTTTGACTCCCATCAATACTGGCCACCCCGTTGGCGATTACCCAGTCGCTGCCTGTCCAATCTGAGGAACTGGCAAAATCTCCATTAGTCACCATCTCACTCCCATACCTCGCCGTGGAAACGTGCAGGGTTCCGCTGGGTGAGCTTGCGTCTGCGCCTATGCCAAAATTAGTTAGCTTACTGTGGAATGTGGTTCCAGATATTTGTACCTTTGTTGACCCGTTAAATAAAATATCAAATGGGTGGTTTGACTTGGTTCCTATCCCACCAGACGACCCCCCAGCATAGGTGGCAATTTCCACATCGCCAGCATCATGTATAATACCATAATTTCCCCCTTCCTTATTCACCGTCAACCCGCCCATTGTGAATGAACTAGAGTTGACCAATTGTGCTGGAGTAATTTGTCCATCAGCTATATGAGCAGACAAAATAGCATCGTCAGCAATAGTAACATTATCACTAGCAATAGAAATTGGAGCAGCTACGTTGACGCTTAAAGTTCCGCTGTTGCCATCTTTAGATATTCCATCCCCAGCGGTAATTAATCCTGCCGCTGAAAACTTAACCCATGTTGTGCTGTCGTTTTGAAGTACCCAACTTGAGTTAGCATTAGCAGTACCTTCTTCAACAAAAACAAACGCACCTTCAGTTAGGTTGACCTGAGTAATAGATATGTCATCAAACGAGGTGTGCTTGTCTGCCGCATCCGAACTTACTCCTAACTGAATGTAAACAACCTCGCTAGTCGCTTGCCATGTATGACCTGAAGATGGGCCAACATTAGCTTTTATGTCACTACCTCCTGCTGAAGTGCCAAGATGAGCAAAGCCTGCGCCAGAATTAGTAGTTCCATCGTTTATATTAACATAAGTAAACTTGTAGGTCTTACCTATCTCAGTAGCAAAAGCGATAGTGTTTGCTCTAGCCCTTCCACCCGCAGAAGGATTGGTCAGCTTTAAATAGTTAGTGCTGGAGTTTCTGGCCATAGTGCCAACGCCATTTGAACTCCATGAATCTAAATCAGAGTCGGAATCAAAGTTTCCAGCAGTACCTAGTAAGTTTGGCCCATAAGCATCGTCCTCTGCCCTGCTAGGTGCGCCACTAGCGGGAACAATGTATATACCATTCTGAGAAGCGGTGTTTTGGTTCTTAACTAATATGCGATCCCCAGCAACAAGGGTGGTTCCGTCTACAGTATCGCCAGCAGTAATGTCATTTGTTGGGGTAATAACTGCTATGTTTGCGGTAGTAGCTACACGGACACTCTCCTTGTGGTCTAACCCTTGAATAGATGAATCTACATAGCGACGATTAGCAGCATCATCTCCTGTTAGTGGGTCAGAAACCCTAAGTGTTCCGTTTGTGGCGTAAACAGGAATCTTGTTGGCTACTGCTGTAGTGGAAGTGTCGTAACCCTCAAGATAGTTTGCGTTTAAATTAGTGACTTTTGATGCACTAGCAATCGTAAACGGTGCAGTCCCAGTAGCCACGCTGGAGGTGAACACTTGGTTAGTGCTGAACGGAACACCAGATGTATGAACTGCTCTCCAATCGTTAGTTGCCCCTGCTGCTGCGAACTGTAGGTTTAGTGTGCCTCCTGTTCCCGTATCAAAGTAGGCTTGCCCCGGCCCCTTTGAAGCTGGGGCGGTTCCAGTTGGGTTTAGCTTTGGGTTAAGTAGCTCGGAGTTGCCCTCGAACTGTAGGTTAGTAAAAACTTTCTTGTTTGCCATTGTTATCTAAGTAGTAATTTTCCAGTAGTAGTGCCCATACATATTACTGTCAGGTCGTTTACTGAGTTGTGCTTCACATATGCGTCGAACTCCTCATAATCATCACCAGTTATATTGGCTAAGGTTGTTACGTCTGGGTAATAACCTAGATTATGAGTTACATGCCATTCATGTTGATTGGTATTAAATACCCATTCTTTATTTTCGCCAGTTGATGTTGGGGTAATATCCTCAAGGGGGTCTGGAATGGAGTACCTCTCTTGAGAATATTTATCGTCTACATAATCTTGAGTAGCGTACCCATTGCCTCTTAAATAGGACTCTATCTCCTTAGTGCTAACCTCGCTGGTCTTAGCACTGTCATTAATTATAACCTTTTTTCTAGCCTGACCCCTGTTTTCTGAACCAGTGCCAATATACAGAAGCCCATCGACTTCATTGTAAGCAAGCTCACCCCGACCTAAGTTACGGGGTGGGCCTTTGCGCTTAGTCTCATGCTGTATCTTGGTACGAACAGACATTAGCCAACTTTTTGTACTAGGATTTTATACTGCCAACCTGTTGTCCTTGCTCCGTTGAAAAATAACTTAACTGTATTGTCTCCGTTTCTATTAACAACAACATGCTGAGCATGGCCAATATCAACGCCATCGTATGCACGGTCATTAAGGTTGTCCGATCCGCTTGATTGTAGATCAATGATATCGACAATTACATTTCGAGTCCCTAGACCGTGAGTAATCTCAACCGTGTCGTATGCACTACCAGATGTTGAGTCATGACTGTATGTCACGCCACTTACAGCACTGTTGTCGTTGCTCCATGTTAGATCGAGCACATACCCAGAGCTTGCACCTGAGCCTCCTGACCCTGTTATTTCTGCTGCCATATGCCTGTGTCCTTATACGAACTCTGCGTATGTAAACTTGGTTCCGCTACTGCTCCACGCAGTAATCTCCCCAGTGAAACTGTCAATATCTACAGTGCCTCCAGAACCGTCATATTCCGCAGCACTTGCTTTTAGTATGAAATGAACAACGCTAGTACTAGCAGTCGCACCCATAGCAATATGCAACGGATTAGTTCCGTGGTTTTGTATTGTGATAGATTTTCTAGCTGGGTTGTCTGCCGAAACAGTACCGTTTGCTGTCTTCTTTACAGCCGTGCCAGCAGTAATTAAATTACTAGGCTGCGGCCCTCCTCCTATGTCTGGTGTGTATCCACTTGAACTCATATTATTTCTCCTTAGTAAGGTCTACCCTGATCGGGATAAATTTGTTTTCCTTGTATCTCCTTTTGGTTGCACTCCCAGATCATTCCACTAACCGTGTCGTTAAACTCGGCAGTAGCCATCTGGTAAGATTCGGTATCGTGATCCCAGTCTCTGGCGTGTTCCTTGGTAACATAAAGCCTGACTGCTCTCTGCACCTCTGGATCGTCACCATCAACCACATCATTATCTGCCCATGTCTTCTTGAATCCTGTCCACTCGATGACCAAGGATTCTGAATCAATTAATCTTGGGGCAATGTAGAGCTTGCCTCTGTACTTGGCCCATATACCCGTGAAAGCTCTCTCCTCTGTATCAGCAGAAGTCTGGGCTCCAGCCTGAACATTCTTTGGATCAGTAGTTGAAACTGAAGCAGACTTGGTTGTATCCACTTTTAAATAATCGGTAGCTTCTTCGTTCCTAATCCATTCTGTAATATCCTGAAAACTCTTCTGCTTGTAGTGACGCTCATCAAACTTGCTCGATGAGTTGGTATTATCCGAATCACTGTCAATTGTGTACAAGCGGTTAATAACACCATCAGGTGCAGTCGTAACCGAAGTCCGAATGTACTCTTCAAAGTTGGCCGTGCTACCTGACAGCACATCCGTGTTGGTTACATTAAGCTGCTGATAACAAGGGACGTACCTTTGAAGGTGTACTAAAGCCTCAATAATGTAGTTGTCAATTACAGTGCTAAGGTTCTCAGGCACACCATACGGGAATACCTGAGATCGAACATTCGATTTTAAAGTGGCAAAAGTCATTTAGATTTCTTTCTAAACTTCCCTACCCTCTTCTTTGGGGCAGGGGCTGGTTCAGGCGCAGGCTCACCAGACTCTTGGCTGACCGCAGGCTGAACACTTTCTGTTTGTTGCGGAGGAACTGACGAGTCCATCGCGTACCCTCCCCTTATTTCCTCCCTCCATTTCCTCTGAATTATTGTTCCCTGTGATTTTTTTTTTAGGTAATCAGAGTACTCTTCTTTTGTTGAAACCATCACACCGCCAACACCTTTGTTAATGGCAGTGTTAATTTCATTTATCAGGAACTTGTCCTTAGTGGCTATGTATCCCCACTCATTATCTACAGTTGGGAATATCAGCTTCTGTCCGTTGCTTAAGTACAACGGTGTAGTTGGATCAACTTGCTTATAATAGCGATTGTTCATGCAGCCCGAATTTATTATGAAAAAGGGTGACAGGCAAGCAGTCGTAGGCCCACCTGCCACCCTTGTGGCAAAACAATATAACTAATCTACTATTAGTCCCCAGATGTGGGATCGTCAGACAGGATATCAGTCTCTGTACCAGTCTGAGTGCCACCAACAAAGGAAATAGTAGCACCAGAAGATACAACCGTAGCTGGCTCTGAATCGTCGAAGTTCTCGATGATAAGGTTATCATCAGGACACTCAACAACTGCCGTCCAAGTAACACTGTTAAGTGTAACTTCCTTGGTTGGCGAACGCATCACACAGCCGTAACCACTGTCGATCTTGGCCAAGTCTTCCAGCGCGCCAACAGTGTGCACCTTACGATTAGAATCAACGATGCCGGGATAAATACCGCCACCCAAGTCCAAGAACATAAGGAATCGGCCACTGTCGCCAATATGACGGGTTGAACCATCGTTGTTGTAGGTGGACGATGTGGTTAACGCTTCAGCCTTCATTGCGCTAACAAAGTCATCGAAGTAATGATCTGTTATCACATTGAGGGTAACACCCTGCGGGTACAGCAACTCATAGCTGCGAACACGGAAACCGAGCTTGTCGATCTTGCCGTCAGCAACTCCATAGTCGAATCGCATTACGCTGTTCGCACCATCTGTACCAGAGGTAGCAGTGGCTGCGCCGTAGTACTTAACCATTGCAGTCTGGATGAGACTTGCAGTCTTGCTGTCCGTATAGACATCAATGCTGTCAGCAGGACGGCCGCTGTTAGAGCGAGTACGATACAAGGTGTACAACTCGTTAAACAACTCAGCCAAGTTCAACTTCTGACCTTTCAAGTCCTTAACACGACCGCAGGCCTGCAACTGCTCGTAAACACCAATAGCGTTGGCCTTGCGGCTAACGATATGGCTACTAGCAGAAGTAGTCACACCACCTACCTTTGAATCGGCGGCGTAGTGTGCGTACTGAGGATCAAGAGAAGTCCAGTTGGCCAGTGATTGGTTATTGCTAATACGCTTGCCCCAGAAGAATGAGTTCATCCATTCTTTCTGCCACATTGCTCCCAACTGGCGGTTACGCTCAGCAAGAGTAACATCCCCGAACTTGTTAAAGTAAGGGTTGTTGGCGGTTAGCTTGGCAAACCATTCCTTGTAGAACTCATCCACACAAAGAGTGTAGCGTGAGGTCTGAGTCCAGAACGGAACCACGCGATTCGGGTTCAGAGCAGGACGATTGTTACACCAGCTTTCGTAATCACTTACGTTGTTGGCTCCAATAACAGCAACACCTGCTTCGATATTTCCATCAGATATGCTGTCTCCATTGCTTACGGCCTTGACTGCAACGTCCGTGAAAACAGGAGTAGCCGCACCATCAACAGCAGCAGCAATAATCTCGAATTGAGTGCGTGTTGCTGCACCTGTAGAACTACGTCCAAACGTATGAAGCGTGCCTCCAGGAACAAACCAACTAGCATTCGGATCAAGGCTGTAACGGTTGTGCAACCTTAGTACCCTAGTAGCTCCGACAAGCTGAGCGTCAGAAATAGGATAAGTAGCAGTTCCATTTGTCCCATTATTATCTCCATAAAAACTTGTCTGGTAGCTCTGAACTATCGCCCAGTAGTCATCATTAATGATGCTCTTCTGAGAGGCCAAGATGAACGGCTCCATAATGGAGTCAGTACCTTGAATCTTTTTCTGGTTGATCAACGATCCCACGGGACGCGCAGAAGACATAAGCCAGTCATATAGACCGTATGTCTTGGTTCCGCAGGCCTTAAGCTCCATATTGGTGGTCATTAAGGACTGCATATCGCGGTAATCATCATTACTCTTGAATATGCTTAATAGACCATCTGGAGTGGCATATGCTATGTTGGAACGAGTAATCGTTCCACATGAGTCGTAGTTGTTAGAGATAGCTGTGGCGCATCGCTGGCCATGATCCCCAAACAATTGTGCTTGTGTAGGCATAATATATTCCTCCTAAAAGGTGCTAAAATTTTATTAGCCCCACATTAAATTCGCTAATTCTTTTTCTGAACCAGAAATCTCTTCTGTACCAGTGGTCAAATTCGGGGAGTTAGTCTCTTGGGCAGCAGACTCTGGGGACGCGGGTTTATTGACTGTTTTGGACTTTTTAGTTTTCTTGGTCTGCGCCGTTTTCCCCGCACTAGGAACTCCGTATCTTTCCAACATCTTTCTTGATTGCTCTATATCAGCGTTAACAGTTTGCGATATTTCTTTGACCAATTCGTTTTTGAGTAGCGTAGAATCTATAGTCCAATGCCTTTCCTTATCTGCATTAGACATCCTATTGAACTCTGAGTTGGTGGCAAATGACTTACCGTTCCATGTCTGACTAGAGGCTGGCAGGCTCTTAACATACTGCTCCCTACCCTTTATAAAATCAGAGACATACTTATGTGTTTCGTTTCTTGAGTTGGGAGTGAATGTTCCATTGCGACTCTTGTTCTGCTCGATCTCATACACCATTGTGCTAATAGTCTCAGCAGCCTGAGATATCTTGTCATATACAAGCGGGTCTGCCTTTTCAGCTTCCTCCAGCCCCTTTTCGTCTATGATCTTCTCCATCTCTGGAGATACCTGAGCAACCATTTCTTTGATAGCAGTCTCAGCAGTTTCCCTTGCTTGAGGCTGGGATTCTGTTCTTCGCGATAGCTTGTCCTCTAGCTCTTCTATCTTTTCCTGATATTTCTGCTCAACTTCCCCAAGGACATCAGCCATATCCACCCTCTTTTCGGCTTTCTTGAAATCTTTCTGGGTATATTTAGGCTCATGCTTTTCATAGAAAGCAGCGTGTTCATCTGATTCGGGATCGAACTCATCATCTGGATTCTTGGCCATCCATTCCTTTTGGTACTCCTTGGATGATTCCACAAAGTCAGCAAACTTTTTACTAATCCCTTTGTACTTATCAGGATTAGACTTCTCCATCTGACTAAAGATTTCGTATGTGCCTTGATCCTCTTCGTCTAACTCAACTGAATCAACAGCAGGAGCCTGTTCAGTCCTGTTGTTTGCGTCACTTTGCTTAAGTGCTTCGGCTGCTGCCTGACCAGCAAGCTTGGCCATATCTTCATATGAAGGTGCTGGTTCTTTTTTCTTTAACCTCTTCTTGGGCTTCTCCTCTGCAACAGTTTCCTCTTCTATTTCTTCCTCTACCTCTTCTTCTTCGGCTTCCTCAACAGGCTCTTCTTCAACTTTAGATTCGTTTTCTTTTTCCTCTTTAGTCTCAAGCCCCATCATCTTTCTCAGTTCCAAAAGATTAGACTCCACCTCCTCAGTCGCGTCTTCTTTTTCAACTGTTTCTCCCTCTGGTTCAGGTTCAGTCTCTTCCTTTCCAGTTACATTAATTGATTCAGGTTCCTGAAAATTAGTGTATTTAACACTATCATCGCGCCTATCGGAACCCGATATGGTTTTTTCTGTATCGAACGCTCCTTCAACTTCGATTCCTTGACCGAGTTCCAATGTTGGTTTCTGTGGTAGTTCAGGCATAAGTGTCTATGTTTGTGTCTATTTCCAATTGTAGTTTATAAAGTTCTTTTTCTGGCTGAGAGTACTCACCCAAAATCCTTATAAATGATATTAACTCTGCCGCTTTTCTTACGTGGTCATTAACTTCCCACGCCCTATCTGAAAGGTGATTAAGGCTGGCCTCTTTTCCAGCCATAGCTTGATTATAGGCGATCTCGTTCAGGACATACTTCCTAAACAGTTTAGCCTTTGGTGATAGTAGCCAGTCTTTAACGTCGACTACTTCTTGATCAGTTGTGGTGTTCTTCGTGTAGTTGATCAAACTGTATCAAGCGCAGTGGGAGGAGGTGGTTCAGGGGACGCGTTCTGTCCACCGACTTGCGCTGCTATTTGCTCTATTACCTGAGCTTGCCTCAATAGCTGATTGGCATTGGCCTCTGCCTGTCCAGCTATCTGTTGTGTTAACCCGCTGACATCCGTTAGCACCTGCTGCCTCACAGCCTCGCTATTCTGAGCTAACTGTTCCGCAACTTGTTGCTGAATTACCTGTGCTGCTTCCTGCAACTGACCCATCAACTGTTCCTGAACGGCGGCAACATTCTGCCCACCACCTTCTCCTTGCTGTTCCTGAGCCGCCTGCAATTCTTCTACAGACTTAGCCATCTTCAACCTGAAGTCTCTCGGCACACCTGATAGTTCAAATATCTGATTAAGCAGACCAACTGCCTGCTCTGGGCCAATCACTTGAGCAACCAAAGGATTACTCATTGCTGCCCCAAATAACTGAGCCATGACGTTTGCGCTGGCTGGGTTATTAATGCGATCCATCCCGTCACGAACTGACGAGAATGACTCTAAGGAAATAGCTGTCTTATCTTTCACGGCAACAACTGGCTTCGATGTGATGCCTTCATCAGCATCCTCAACTGTAAACCCAAGCCGCTCCAGCCTCTCTCTGGTAACAGGAGTCTGTAGCTGTGCGTAGAACTCTGGTTCTCCATATGCCATTAATCCATTGTAGATTTGGGTCTTCCACGCATACACCGCCCTATCCACTGACGAGCTTGTGAACTGCAACCTGTTACTGGTGTAACTGGCTATGCTCCTTACCTCTTCAGCAGTTTGCTCATGGGATGCCGCTGCCCCCACTTCCTGAGCAGAAAGAACAAGAACACGCTCAAGAATATCCAAGATGCTTCTGACTCCATTGATGATCTCCGTTGTACTTTGTTGCGGGAATTTGAATGATGTAAATGCTTTCTCTGGATCATGCTGTCCGACACGCGCCTTACGAGATGAATAGCCTACAAAGTTCAGTGTGCTATACATGTTCTGTCCAGCATCATTGATCTCTTCGACTGTATCACCACCAACCTGATCCTCATCAACAAAGGTCATGTTAGTCAGGTTCTGCTTAATACTTAAAAGATATTGAGTCAGCAAGTTACCCACATGATCTTGGAACGGTAAAATCTCCAAGGACAACGATGGATTAACTGTCTGCAACTCGTTACTGTCGTAGCCGTAGTAAACTACTGGGCAATACGGAAGCGGCTCCGCATAGATAACAGTATCATCTTGAGCCACACAGAATCGGAACCAAACATCGTGATCATAATCGAAGAGCCCCATCTTCTTGGGGTTGAGCTTCTCAAAGTATTCTGTAACCAAAACAGAATAGTCATCATGCTCAGATGTGTAGTACTGAACGTCCTTCTCCCTATCCAACAATAATGCACCTGATTCCTTCTGTAGAAACTTAACAGTCCCAGAATAACCAGAGTTTACATATAACCCAAAGTTGGCATTGCTAGTAAGCCAGTCAATACTTCCAGCAGCAACCTTATCAGTGTTATAATACATCTTGTTGTTTGCCACATCTCCATATCTCTGTATAGCCCAATACCCACTAAACTTACAGCCCGTATCCGAATTGAAACTAGAAGGCCTATGGGCTACATCCCAAAAGGTTCTAGCTGGGTGAGGAGTATGATATCTGATCCCCTCCTTTGTATATACTTCCTTTTCCTCACCGTCCTCATCTCTAACTGTTTGTTTCTCGCTATGCCAAGATTCCTTTGGAAACTGCAAGCAGTACCCATAGTGCAGCATCTGGAATATACTCTGAGAAAGAACACTGGAATAATCGTATTGCTGAGAAATAATCTGAACACGATCCGTTACGATCTCCCCCTTCACCCTATTCTGCTGGGTGCTCTTGTGAGGCTCGTACTTAAATAACGGAACTAAGTTCCTGTCATTAAAGATACGCGCCCACCTGATCGTCACATACGCCTTAACCAAGGGAACAAATATCTGATAGAACCTTGGAAGATTCAGTGCTTGAGTGGTCTCACCCTTGGCAGATACATGATCCTCTATTAAATGAGATACTCCCCAGCTATCCAGAGCCTCGGCTACAGACTTATCGTCTCCCTTTTTAGACACAAGACTATGTAACAGCGTGGGGGAAATTTGTCGGAGCGGAGCGTTCCAAGCCAAATCCAGTGCATAATACAACTTATGATCACGAAGACTGCGGCTTATACCTTCTTGAATGCGATTACGCATCCTGCCGATCAGCTTCTCGATCTGCTCTGGCTTTTCCTCTGCGGAGAACACAGACCTCATCTTCTCTTGTGAGTATCCGCGATCCTTTAGAATATCTAAATCTATCATATTAGTACTGGCTTTCCTTTTTTCTCAGCCTCGTCGACTGCTTTTTTTAACCTGTTATAACGCTCCTTTAGAGAGCTTTGGCCGTAAAGCTTTAAAAACATTTTAACAGGAACACCTTCCTCGATCTTCCCTGTTGCACCCTTGTATTGGCCAAACACAACGGTTCCTTTCTCTAGGTCGAACTCAGGTTTCATCCTCTTTATGTGGATAGAGAAGGAATATCTTCCTTGCTTATCCTGAGTCACCAAGACCTTGAGGTTATCCTCTATCGCTTCCCGCATTAAGCTAACGCTTCAGGCTCCTCCGTCTCGTCCTCATCTGGAACCTCATACATGTAATCCTCTATATCCAGAGTATCGACCTTGATCTCTACCCCTTCTGGACTGATAGAAGAAATGCTACCTGCAACATTATCCAAAACTACGGAGTCATTGACGGCGTATGAAGACATTAGCTCAGCCAATTCCTCATAGCCCTCTTTCGTTAAATCTATTGATACCGTGATCATTAAATTAATATGTACTGCTGCTGACAGTACACCCTGAACCGACTATGCTAGTTTAATATTCTTTGTCCAGCATATAGATTACTTGGAATGCAATTAGCGCGACACTAATATCGCGGAGCGATGAGCGAAGATGATGGTGGCGTATGGATGCCACGACTTAGCCCCAAGCAGTACGAAATCTTTAACTGCTATGGCCGATATGTACTTGTATCTGGCCCCCGTTACTCAGCCAAAACATGGGGCGTTCTACAGAGGCTCATGCGTCACGCATGGGAAACCCCTTCTGCCCGTATAGGTGTGTTCACTAACACCCTGAAAAACGCCAAGGTAGGTGTGTGGGACTTATTATATCAGAAGATTGTGCCCGAATGGACGGAACAATTGGAAGGATGTGAGCTAGTAACCCCTATGAAGATGGATGGAGCCACCCGAATGGAGCATTTTAAGATCAGCAATATGCACGGGGGGGACTCTGAATTTCAGCTACATTCTCTTAAGATTGAGGACGAAATAGCCCAAAAGGTTAAAGGGACAGTGTTTTCCTGCATATTTGTGTCCGAGCTAACCAACTTTAAAGAGGATTATGTGTTCCGTTTTCCGAAGGGTCAGCTTCGTATGCCGGGGGTTCCTTACGATTCACATATGTGGATAGCTGATACCAACCCATGCGAAGAAGAAGGGCAAGATTTCTGGGCATATAAAATATGGTATGAAGAAGCACAACGAGATGACCACCCGAATCCTGAATACCAAAAGAATTTAACACTGATAGAGACAAAAGTTGCGGATAATACGTTCCTAGACCCACGGGAGTTTGAGGATTTAAAAGCCACCTTTGCACATGATCCTGACTTATATGCCTCTTATGTAGATGGTAAGTGGGTAGAGACTTCCAAGGACAGTTTCTTTACTGGCGTGTTCGCATCCCGTCATGTAGGTGGTAACAACGAAGGTAACTTTGAAGATTGGGACGTATTGCTACCAGACGAGAACACTGATGTGCTCTATACTGGCTGGGACTTGGGCGACAAAAACCACGCGGCTGTTATTATGGAGAAGGTTCTTACCACATCAGGCCCAGCCTTTAACGTGCTTGATGAGCTAGTGGTAATTGACGGAGAAGTCACCATCGAGGACTTTACTATCTCTTTCCAAGAGATGATGCGTGAGTGGGAGGAGGTGGCTGGTAAAAGATTCCAGTGGGTTCACTGGTCGGATGCCAGCGCGGTTGACCGATTCCGATCTGCGGCTGGTACTTGGGACTCCATGATTGTCTCCAGAGTTACGGGTGGGGAGATCGTCCTGAGCCCATGCCCTAAGTTTGCTGAGTCTGTAAGGCTCCGTGTGATGCTTACAAAGCAATTACTGACCGAGGGAAGGTTGACTTGTTCCGTGCGCTCTGAGGGGCTTATAGAGAGCCTAAAGGGCGGGTTAAAAAAGACTAAGGGAAGAAGTAAACGCACTTATGTTCGCAATAACAAACATAAGCACGTTTGGGATGCCACGACCTATTGCATTCTAGGCGAAATGTTCCACGAAATTCAGATCGGAGACCACTCGCCAGCAGCTAAATTGCTCAGACTATAGTCTCTTCCTCGATATCAGGCGGCTCACTTGCCTCATTTAACATATTGTTTAATGAGGTTTTAGCAAAATCAGCCATCCCTACTGCGGATAAGCAGCCCCCAAAGAACCTGACAGATACAAAGTCATCTTCATCCATCTGATCACTGGCCAATACCAGCAATGAGCTACTAAAATGCTCACCAAGAAGACTGCTAATCTTCCTCGCAATTTCTTCTTGGGTCTTGGTCATTAGTATTTTCTCCTTTTGGATGCAGCTTTTTTCTTAACTGATTTTCTTTTCGGGGTGGACTCATGGGGCGCATTTACGTTTGGCCCCATCTGCCTGCCGATATGGCTCTGACTAGCCCTTGGCTTGCCGCTCCCCTTTGTTACTGGGTTCCCTCGCACTATCAAACCTGTCTTTCCTGACGGGCTTTTAGAGGTAGACTTAGCTTTGGATCGGGGTTTAGCCGCTCTTCGTAGGTTATCCCTCTTCATTAAGGCCATTCGCCTATCAAACTCCCTCTTCTCGGCGGCCGTCATTTTTTTCTTTGCTGCCATATTATTTTCCAACTTTCTTCATTGCCATTTTATGAGACTCACCAAAGGTCTTACCCTTCATCATTAGCTTCTTCATGTGAGCCATATGCTTTTTGGTATGGTGCTCTGAATGCCTCTTAAGAGTATCTTCCTGTCTCTTTGTTAGCTTTTTCTTAATAGCCATAACTATTTTTTTTCTTAGTCGGCTTTTTCTTTTTACTTGAAGTCTTCTTCATCGTTCCTGCTTTTTTCTTAGCGGAACCCATCTTATATCCTTTTCCATATCCTGGCATTTTATTAACTCCATTCGTCGGACTCTAGTAACTCCAGTATAGTCCCGTAGTTCTCTATGTCCTTCGCTGTGTCTATCATACTTTCCTCTATAACCTCTGGCGATTCTTTGCTCTCTATGCGCTTCCAAGTTAGATTCATCATGCGCTGGAGTTTGTCATTAAGCCTGAACCCCACGCCAAGAATGTTCAGGTCTTTCTTTTCCCATGCAGCTATATTTTTACTACCATAGTCACTCTGTTTCTTGTCAAACAATAGTATATTCTCAATTTTACACTTGATTGCCTTCTTGGCCATTGCCGTCTTCAGGCCTAACGCCTGCGCCATTATCCCCGCGAGGAACGCTGTGCTCGGCTTGTGTTGCATCGCCTTGATTGTTTCTATTATCGCCTCCCTCGCCTGCTCCGTTGTCAGACTCGCCTCCTGTGATGTTGACTTGTTTTGGGTCATTAATTTGAATCGGTGTTAATACTTGGCCAGCAGCAAAGCTTGCCTTCTTTTTAGCCTCTTCTGGCTTGATCTGCTTGGCATTCACCATGTTGCTACAGATTTTAGCAGACTCTGTTAACTGCTTAGACACTTCTACTGCCTTACTTATAGCCGTTAACTTAACATTCTCGTCATCTGACTCGTATGCTATATCTGCCGCTAATTGCATAAGAGGTTCCAGCTTCTCCGCTGATAGGAATACATACCCTATACTGGTCTTAACTACCCCCTCTTTCTCTATAAAGTCTCCTAGCTTCTTTAGTTCCCCATACTTTTTTCTTTTTAAAGCTACTAATCCTGTCTCAGCCGCAGCTTGCTTGGCTTCTTTATGCGAAAATAATCCCTTGGTAGGTGGGACATCTACGGGGTTACTAGCTGGGACATCGACTGTCCCACCATCAGGCATTACTCCAGTATCACTCATTCCATCCAAACTCTAAATCATTATCACGCGCCCAACATGTCGCGTCCTTATATTTTGTTTTTAGAGGCATATAACACATACATCCTAATTCAGGATCATCACGGCTCCCGCAAGTCTTTCTCTTGTGGTTGAATATCGGACACTGCCAACACTCTCGGTATCTCGCCAGCCGTGTGGTCGAGGCCACCGTTTGCGTGTAAGGCATCCCGAAGATTGACCACCACATCAACTGGCCCCCTGTTCTCAGGATGCTTGGCAGACACTTGACGAGACCTAATGAACGGCACAAGGAAGTGGCCCCCTGCAACGCGACTATTGCGAATGCCCCCGCACGGGATAGCCGCTTGTGATACAAACGAACGATAGACATCTAACAGTTTTCCTTTCAGTTTATAAATTAGCTTGGCCACATACTTGCAGTAATCAGCCGCCGATAGCTTACTTCTTTTTTCTTTCTCTGCCTTTATGGTACTCGCCCACCACTGCTTTTTAGGAGCCACCTCTATCGTCCAATAGATGTGATCGTCCTTGAATGCCAGCAGTCTGGTGTTGCTCATCTCAGCCCAGAATCCTTTGTCCTGCGCTATATCCACGCACGCCTCATGCCCCTTACCTTTGAAGTCTTGGCCAAGCGATTTGAACTCATCATACAGCCCATTCTTCCAGTTAGCTCGGTACGGGATCGGATAAATTTCTGCAAATCCTAGATCAATAGAATCATGCTTGTTGACCATCATTTCGAGCATCTGCTCCTGCATGACCTCCCATACAAGCTTCATCTGAGGCAAACTGATAACTCCTGTTTCTGCTATGTTTTTCAGGAGTTTTTCATTGCTTTGCATTTTTTTTAAAAAAGGACTTGCCGAGTCGCGGTGCGGGTGTACTCTAACCCCCGCAGAGGTTACTCGCCTGCTACCCGCAGGCTATCGGCTAGGAAGAAGAAGAACAACAGTATTTTACACCCCCTTACGGGCCTATGGCTTAGCTAGTTTCTCGCTTTTCTAGTAGCCGACCTCTGCATTCAGGCCTGCAAGGGGGTCTTTTTTTACAATGACAGTAGATCAACTCAACCGAACGAAGCTCGACCCACTGAGCTTTCGCATATACGCAGCCCTGTTATGTGAAAATGACATGTCTATAAATAGATTGTCCTACAGAACAGGTATGACTCGCAAAGCAATTAGTAAAAGATTGCCCTCGCTGATATCCAAACAGCTAGTCATCAAGACCAATAACCGCTCCAAGGTCGCCACCTACTCAGGTCTAGATACAACTGAGTCAATTGACGCAATAGGTGAGTATAATGACTCAGTAGTTGAGTCAAATGACCCAATTCAAGTTGAGTCTAAAGACTCAGTTACTGAGTCAGATGACTCAAGTGTTGAGTCAATAAACCCAACTGTTGAGTCAAAAGACCCAGTTCAGGACATTTTTATCAGCGGAATGGGCGCAACTGCGGCCAAATTCTCCTAACACATATATATCTATATATATATATATATCTATAACACAATTTAACATCTATAGAAGTATTATATAAATAACGAGGATGCAGAGGTTAAATAATAAAAAGCTAGACCACCTTGAAGATTACACAGCAGAGCGAGGACTGATCGGTTGTATTCTTCTAGACCCCCAAATCTTAGACAAGCTGCTTGCTAGGGAAGATAGGCCGCTCAATCTATTCACCGATCCGATCTGCAAGAATCACATGCTGGTGATACTTGACCTATACGACAGAGATCGGCTGATAGATAAAGTCACCATCAATCGCAAGTTCATCGAAAACAATATCCACCAGAACATCCAGTTCGTGGATGAATGCGAGAACATCACTCCCTCCCCGATCAACTGGTCGTACTATCTGGAAATCCTGCAAGAGGCAAAAATAAAGCGGGAAACCAAGTTGCTATGCGATGAGGTGTCATCAAGGATAGCACAAGACCCCAGTGCTGAGCCTACAGGGGTGCTAGAAGAGCTTTTTGAAAGAGCCGAGGGTCTGTGCAAGGTAAGGGACTCAGAAACGTCTGTACGGGCTTATAAGGACATCAGGCAGGATACCGTGGAGTTCTTCACTGATTGCTTCAACCGTAAAGGCGGTATCAAGGGTATCACTACTGGTCTTTACAACCTCGATCAGATGATCTCAGGACTCAACAAGGGTGAGCTAAATATCATCGCCGCTAGGCCAAGCGTAGGTAAAACCTCACTCGGTCTCTGCATCTCCGATGCAGCAGCAGCCCGTGGTCATAACGTCCTGTTCTTCTCACTAGAGATGACAGCCGCTCAACTCCAAATGCGATCCATCTGCTCCGAGATGAACCTCGACTACCGTGACGCTCTCAAAGGCAACCTGTCCCAAGATGATATGAAGAAGATTCAGGCTGGTATAGACCTCATCGGTAAACGCCCAATCTTCGTCGACGATAGCGGAACCTGCACTATCCATAATATTAAATCTAAATCTAAAAGACTTAAGCGTGACGTAGGCATAGACCTAATCGTAATCGACTACCTCCAGATAATATCATCCTCCAAGAAATTTGAAACAAGAGCCCTAGAAGTAGGATACTGGTCATCACAACTAAAAGCCCTAGCAAAGGACTTAAACGTACCCGTAGTCTGCTTATCTCAACTATCCCGCGCTGGAACCATAAGCGAACGTAAACCACGCCTAACAGACCTCAGAGACTCAGGAGCAATAGAACAAGACGCAGACGTAGTTGTCATGCTCCATAGGGATAATGACGTTGACATGTCTGACGGAAAACCATACCCCTTGTCCCTCATAGTTGCCAAACAGAGGAATGGCCCAGTGGGGGAAATCAATATCGAGTTCGTCCCAAAGTACACCAAGATGCGAGACGCTTCACCCATA